TATTTTAGAGAGACCTGCTTGACAGGTCTCTTTATCTTTGATATAATAAATGAAACTAAACTAGAAGGTATATATTAATATTATGAAACTAAATCAAAACACCCAAAACATTCTAAAAAACTTTTCTGAAATCAATACTAACATATTGATTAAACCAGGAAAACAATTAAACACAATTTCAACTATGAGAAATATATTTGCTAAGGCAGATATTGATGAATCATTTGATTCTGAATTTGGCATCTATGACCTCAATGAGTTTCTTGCAGTAATGTCTGGACTAAACAAACCTGAATTATCTTTGCAAGATAAATTTATGACTATTTCTGGTGAAGGTAGTAAGTCAAAAGCAAAATACTTTTATTCGGATCCGTCAGTTCTAGTATCACCAACTAAAGAAGTAAATATGCCAGAGGCAGATGTTACTTTTAGTTTATCAGAATCACATCTTACAGAATTAAAAAAGATGGCTGCAATTCTGAAAACACCTGACCTTGCATTAGTAGGAACAAAAGGTGGTGATGTCGTATTAAAAGTATGTGATAAAAAGAACGATACATCTAATAACTTTGATATCGTTGTAGGCGAAGGCGCTACAGCAGATTATACTTTCTATTTTAAAGTAGAAAATCTAAAAATGTTATCTGGTGATTATGATGTTTCAGTATCTTCAAAGTCTATATCTCACTTTAAGAATAAGAAACTACCTATTGAATACTGGATTGCTCTTGAACCAGACAGCACAATTACTAAGTAATTTAAATTATATTATGAATGGAGTGAAGAATGAATACAGACTTTTTATGGGTCGAAGAATATAGACCTGCTAAGATTGATGATTGCATATTACCGCCATCATTAAAAACACTATTTAAGTCCTTTATCAAGAAAGGCGAATTATCTAATCTATTATTTTCTGGTACACCAGGCATAGGTAAGACCACAGTTGCAAAAGCATTATGTGAAGAATTAGACTGTGATTGGATTATGATTAATGGTTCTGAAGAAGGTGGCATTGATGTACTAAGAAATAAGATTAAAAACTTTGCATCTACTGTATCACTATCTGGTGGTAAAAAAGTAGTTATACTTGACGAGGCAGATTATCTAAATCCACAATCTACACAACCTGCCTTGCGTGGGTTCATAGAAGAGTTTCACAAGAATTGTAGATTTATTCTTACTTGTAATTTTAAGAATAGAATTATAGAACCTTTGCATAGTAGATTTTCTAATATTGAATTTAGAATCAATCCAAAAGATAAACCTAAATTAGCAAGTCAATTGTTTTCAAGAGCAACTTATATTCTTAAAGAACAAAATGTTGACTTTGAAGAAAAGGTACTTGCTGAATTAATCAAGAAACATTTCCCAGACTTTAGAAAACTTATTAATGAATTACAAAGATATTCTGTAAGTGGTACTATTGATGCTGGTATACTTGTTAATGTATCAGATGAAAACTTAAAGACACTTGTAACACACCTAAAAGGTAAAGAGTTTAGTGATATGAGAAAATGGGTTGTCAATAATCTTGATAATGACCCGGTTAAAATCTTTAGAAAAATTTATGATAATATGTATGATAGTTTACAACCAGAAACTATACCTCATGCTGTTTTAATTATTGCTGATTATCAGTATAAGTCTGCCTTTGTTGCAGACCAAGAAATCAATTTAGTTGCTTGTCTAACTGAATTAATGTCTCAGGTGAAGTTCAAATGAGTAGTATAGGGAAATACCTTAACCACGATTTAATCGCTAAAGACTTTACATATTCTGAATGGTATCATTATAAAGATGTATCAAAGGCAGCAAATCAATTTGAGAGTGTTGTTTATTCAATTGTTTATAGTGTAGATAAACCAACTGTACCTCCTAACAAGTTTACAGATTCTCCTTTTATTAAAATAGGAACTTCATCTGGTAAAGGTTTTGGTATGTCAGATGATAGTATGTCAAATAAACACAGGACTAATAGAAGAAAACCAACAACTCAACCAAAAGATAGGTGGGGCGACCATAAAGTTATTATGAATTTAGGCACAGAAGCAAATCAACTTAAAAAAAACATAGGTAATTTAAGAGCTGCATGGGCACCTGTGTTTGAAAAATACGGATTTGGGCCTAAACTAACTAGAAATATTTGGGTTAGTTTTTTGATTCCTAATGACTCAATGAATTTTAGAGATTCTTCAATGTTGTGTGAGTGGATGGAAATAAATTCAATAAACGACCATATACAAAAATTTCAAGGTAGTGCTCCTGTAGCAGATTTAAAATATCAAAGTATGTCTGATAAAGAAAGAAGAGGATTATGTCTTCAAAAAGAAAAAGCATTTAAATCAAATAGAAGTACTAGATTTTCCAATGATGAAGATTACACAGATAAACTTACAAATAATTCTAAAAACTTTAGAGATAAACCATCAGACTTGACTTCCTTCTTAACTAAAAAAATGAAAAGGGCATTGTAATGTATGAATTAAAAGAATACTTAAACGCAATAAACTTTACAAAGAAAGACTTAATGAAGTCTGAAGACGATTTATGGAAGAAGAAGTATCCTGCTTTTATTGTAAATAAGATGTTGTCTGCCTTTTCAGATACTGTAATGCTTGTGAATGAGATGAATAGAAATCATTTCATAGACAAGGATATGCAATTTCAATTTCTACTAAATAGTATTAGAACGAAGAAACGATATAGTCCGTTTCTAAGGGCGAATAAACTAAAAGAGATTGAGTGTGTAAAAGAGTATTATGGTTATAGTAATGATAAGGCAAAGTCCGCTCTTGATATACTCACCAATGATGAGATAAAACTCATCAAGGAAAAATTATATAAAGGTGGGATAAAATGAATGTATTAGATAATAGTTGGGACCCAGGTAATATGCTGGAAGTCCAATTAAAAGAACCAGACGATTTTTTAAAGGTTCGTGAAACACTAACTAGAATTGGTGTTGCCTCTAGAAAAGATAAAAAATTATTTCAATCGTGTCACATACTACACAAACAAGGTAGATATTTCATAACGCATTTCAAAGAACTATTTGCGTTAGATGGTAAAGAAGCGAACTTAACCGAGAACGATATTGAAAGAAGAAATACAATTGCTCAATTATTAGGCGATTGGGGATTAATTGCAATAGTTAATGCCACAGTTGCTGAAAAGAAAGCGCCTCTATCACAAATAAAAGTTTTAAGTTTCAAAGAAAAGAATGAATGGGACTTACAAGCAAAATATAATATAGGTAAAAAAATAGATGAAGGCACCGAAGTTTAGAGAATTTATATCTGAAGCCAATGGCGAGCAGAAATATAAATTAGTTATAATTACAGATGAGCCTGAAAAGGCAAAAACTTTTCATACTGCTGATAGGTTAAAAGAAGAGGCAGAAAAGTTAGGTTGGAAACATTATCTGTATAAACTAACTGGTGGTTATTCTACATACGAAGATGGCATTTTTAGATTACATAATAAAGATGACGAAAAAGGTTTTGCAGTTTCAAGTGTTGATACAATAACTATTATTAGAGGTTCAGTTGTCAGAAGAGACAGTTGGATGGATATCATATCATCATTAGAAAAACATAGTATTTGTGTAATTAACAGTAGAGAATGTATTAGTATATGTACAGACAAGTATAGAACAGCATTAAGACTTTCTGATTATGGTATTAGACAACCTAAAACTACACTTATAAATGACCCAGAAAAATCAGCATTAGCATTTGATAAACTAGATACACAAATGCCTGTGATTATGAAAACTTTAAGAGGCTCAAAAGGTGTTGGTGTATTGTTTATCGAATCAGAAAAAGCATTAGACAGTATTGTACAATTAATTTACAAACAAGATGAAGATACAGATTTACTTTTACAAGAATATATTAAAACAGATTATGATGTTAGAGTATTAGTATTAGGCAATAAAGTTTTAGCGACAATGAAGCGACCAGTAATTGAAGGCGACTTTAGAAGTAATGTATCCCAAGGCTCTAAACCAGAAAAATTAAAACTAACAGAATTAGAAATAGAAGAAAGTTTAAAGGCTGCAAAAGCAGTTAATGGATTATGGACTGCTGTTGATTTTATACCAAGCAAGAATAGAGAAAAAGAACCACCATTTGTTA